GGGGCGAGAGCATGTTGTCGCGCATGAAGCCACCGATCTGGTCCAGCTGTTCGGCCTTCGTGCGGAGAGGTTCGATCTCCTCTTTCGATGCCTTCAGCTGGTCGCGCAGCTCGTTCCGCTGCTGCTTCAGTTCCTGCCAGCGGGGGTGCTTGTGGAACGGGACATTCTTGTCCTCCTCCGCATCTTCCTTGGCGTCCTGCTTGTCGGCAGGCTTGGCCTCGTCGGTCGCGGCATCGGACGCGGGGTCCGTCTTGTCACCCTTGCCGTCGGCGGGCGTGTCCGCGGCTGCTTGGTCGGTCTTGTTGGCGGCCCTGATGACCTCCTCCAAGCTCAGCTCAGGCGAAGTAGCGCCCTTGTCGTCCGCGGCGGACGTGCCCGCGGCATCGGTGTTAGCGTCCGGAGACGCCGCCTGTTCGACAGCCGCTTGCGCAGCGCCGGCCAGATCGGCAGTTTCGTCGGCCGATGGCGAGTCGGTCTTGGTGTTCATTTAGCGCCCTCGTTGGTGGTTGGATGCTATCCCTATTTCAGACACTGCACAACATCACATCGGTGCAGGCTGCCCGGGCAGGAATCGCTGGATGTCCGGGCCTGCGCCCGGGTTCATGGCTTCGGAGTTCATCTGCGACCCATCGGGCCGCTCCGCGTTATTGCCGCCCTGCGCGCCCTGCGCGGATGGGTTCTTGCTGGAGTCCGCGCCGGCAGTCGCGCCGCCGCCCTGCGGGGTGAGCTGACTCCCCATCGCCGCGGCCATGGCGCTGATCGGCGGCAGACCCTCGATGATAGCGTCCTCCAGGTTGGTCTTGTCGTCCAAGATGCGGATGCCGCGCTCGGCCAGCCAGCTCGGGCTGATCCCGGGGATCTGCAGCAGCAGCGGGGTGATGCGCTCGAAATTGGCGATCTCGGCCGCCCTGTTGGGGCGCCCGCTGGATCCTGCCTCGACCTCCAGGATCAGATCCTTGGCGATCTCGTCGGCCGACAGCTCCGGCCAGACAGCGCCAGGGCCGACGATCTCGCGCACCGTGTCGGCGCTCATGTTCGCCAGCAGGATCTGCCCGGTCGCGTGCGCGATCTCGTTCAGGAAGTCGTCCAGGTCGTCGATGTTGGAGCCGACCGACGACATCCGGCTGGACTCGGCGATCGACGACTCGGTGGCGGTGCCACCCGAGACGCCGCCCAGGTTCGCTTCCTGCGAGCCCGTGGTCATCATCAGGTCTTGTTCAAGGAAGTCCGTGGAGTACAGCCCCGGGTCGATGCCTGGCTTCTGGACGTTCTGCAGGATCTTGCCAACGTCATCGCCGTCCGCAAGCCCCTCCAGCTCGACCACCGCCATCGGCGGGTGCTCCATCAGCTTTTCTTTGTCCTCGTCGGTCAGGACGCCCTTGCGCGTGGCGATCAGCGGACGTGCTGCAATGCGGTGCTCGCGCAGGCCCTCGCGGGAGCGGTTGCGCTCGATCTGGATGTGCTTCAGTAGCTCGGCATCCGACATCGGGAACGGGTCATCCTCGTCCTCGGCGTCGTTGAACGTCAGCGGGAAGATGGTCCAGAACCGCTCCAGCTTCACTTCCGGCGGCTTCGGCGGCTCCAGAAAGTCCGGATACCCCTCGGCGATGGTGTAGACCAGCCCGGAGGACTTGTCCTGGATGCGCCAGACGAGGCATTCGCCGTCCTGCTTGCGGGTGTCGCCGTCGGACTGGAACGACCAGTTCATCGACTTGACCAGCCCCGACAGGTCGGTGCGCTCGGCGCGGTCGTTGTCGGTCATGGTGCCGCCCGCATTGCGCAGGTCGATGCCCCATGTCTGCTGGATGAAGTCGTAGGACAGGGCGAACTCCTCGGCGACCCACTGGCAGCCGATGAAGCCCTGCAGCTGCCGCATCCGCGGGTCCGGGATCACCCTGGTGGACGGCGGGAAGTCCACCACCAGCCCCTCGCGGACGATCTCCGTGCCCGGGTTGCGCGCCTGCTCCAGCATCAGGCGCAGCTCCTCCATCTGCGCTTGGCACTCGGTCAGCTGGTCGTCGGCATAGTCGGCCGCCAGCTGCTCCAGGCGCGCGAGCTGCTGGGTGTAGTCGCGGATCTTGTCCTCATCCTGCGGGCGCTGGCGAAGCTCGCGCTCGTACCCGAGCGAGACGTAGCCGACCTTGCACGACAGCACGCGCCGGATCAGCTGCTTCATCTGCTTCTTGAACGGCGGCTTCTGCTCCAGCAGCTCATGCTCGGCCAGGATCTCCATGGTCTTGCCGATGCGATCGTGCAGCTTGCGCTTCTGCGTGCCCTGCGCGATGTCCTGCATCAGCTCGATGGTCGGCTGCAACTGCACCTGCATCTGCTGCACCAGCGCCGGGTCGCCCGTGGCCATGGCCTGCTGGGCCACCTGCATGGCCTGCATGGCTTCCTGGATCGTCTTCTGCGTTCCGTCCCACACGGCGAAGTCCAGCGTGCGCCGGCGCTTGTAGAAGAACCGCGGGTTCTTTGCGTACAGGCTGGCCGTGCGTTGGTTGACGTGGCGCTGCACGACGTTGGCGACGTAGCGCTCGTCGTTCTCGCCCTGGCCTGCCCACTGGATGCCCTTGACGAACTTCTGGCCCCACTTCATCAGCCGGAAGGTCTTCTCCCAGTGCTTCTTGGCTTCCAGCACCTGCCGCTGCAGCTTGCCGACCAGCGCGACAGTGGCGTGGTCAGGCTGGGGCTGTTCGCGCACAACGTCGCTGCCAGAGGCTTCCGCCTCGGGTTCCATCGGCTCGTTCAGCCCGTTCATCAGAAGCCTCCTCTGCGCTGCGCTGCCAGCTGGCGCTGCAAGCGCCTGCTACTTTCTTTGACCCACGCCAGTGTACCCGTACGGGGGCCGGTTGGGGTGATCCGCTGTGGCGTGGCGCGGACTTGGCGGGCCAGGCCGCCGCCAAGATGCGCCATGGTGTCCACGAAGTCGTCGTGCCTGCCCATGGGGAACTTCAGCATCTCGTCGAGCGCGGCCTGCATCCACGGCGCGAAGTGCGGGAACCGCACCTTCCCCATCGAGATGCGGCCCTGGATGGCCTGTGCGCGGGTCATCTTGTCCTTGGCGGGGACGACCTCGACCAGATTGGTGTAGGCGCCTTCCTCCTGCATCCGCTTCCGCAGGAACGGGCCGATCGACTTGCTGATGTGGCCCTTCTCGGCCCACCACGTCAGCGGACGCCAGCGCTTGATCAGGTCGATGGCGGCATCCACCACGTCGTCCGTCTCCTTGCGCTGCCACCAGCAGTCCACAACCCACAGGGTGTCGAACTCGTCCACGCCAACCACGATGAAGCAGGTGGCGTCGCGCTCCTGCGCGGTGGACACCGCATGGTCGGAGGCCATGTAGTAGCGCAGGTTACGCGGAAGATCGTTCGGGCCGTACATGTTCCCGACGATGTGCTCGCGGCGGAAGAACTCGCCGTCGTCGGGGACGGGGTTGCCCATGTAGAGCGCTTCGAACGCGCGGCCGTCCTGCGACTTGATCTCGGAGAAGAAGTCCAGGCCGTAGCGCTCCGGCCACAGCGCGCGCATCGGCCGGTCGCCGAACATGAACTTGTGCTCGGGATCTTCCGGCACAGACAGCTCGACACCAAGCGCCTTGGCCAGCGGCTCGTCGTAGATGATCGCCGGCAGGTACAGGTGGGTCCACCGCCCGGAGATGCGCGGGTTGTGCTCGGGGTGCGCCGGATCCGTCAACCAGCCAATCAGGTCGTCCTCGTGCCAGCGCTGGTGGATCACCACGATCCGGCCGCCCGGCATCATGCGGGAGATGACGTCGGCGGTGAACCACTCGCGCACCTTGCGGCGCTCGGTCGGGCTGAAGGCTTCCTCGCGGCCGGAGTAGGGGTCGTCGATGATGACGAGATCGCCGCCGCGCCCGACGAGCTGGCCGCCCTTGCCGATCGACTTGACGTTGCCGCCCTCGCGGGTGGCAAGCGCGTCCACAGCCTTGGAGCCGCCTCGCAGCCCGGCGCCTGGGAAGACCTGCTGGTACATGGGGGTTTCCATGTAGCCGCGGATCTTGCGACCGAACTCCTCCTTGGCGAACTCGGCGGTCGCGCCGGCCAGGATGATCTGCCAGTAGGGGTTTGCGCCAATGCACCACGCCGGGAACAAGCGGGTGGCCAGCTCGGACTTGCCATGCCGCGGGGGCATCGAGATGGCCAGTCGCTGGATGGTGCCTGCGCGAACGCGCTCCAGCGCTTGCGCGATCAGGCGGTGGTGCGGCGCGATCTCGAAGCGGGTCTTGTTGATGTCGTCCGGATCGGTCGGATCCGGCAGCATCAGGGTGGCGAAGTCGAGGACGCTCTCGCGCGCGCCGATGACGCGGCGCATGCGCATCGCCGCCTGGATCTGCCGCTCCAGATGCTCGCGCTGGGCAACGGCTGGATCCTCGCTGGCGCCGGTGCGCGCCTTCGCCATCAGCGGGCGCGACCCTTAAGGTCGGAAATTTCAGTGCGCTGCGCGGCCAGC